CTCTTCCAATATTGCTGATCCAATGTATTCCAGTGTCTCATTTCATAATCAGAAACAACATATTTGCTATGAGGCTTATAAGAAATAGGTACATATGTATTGTTAGAAATGTACATGTTATAATCCTCCATTATTCTGAAAGATGCTTTACCTCTACTTTCTAAATTATACAAATGCATAACAAGATTTAATCCATCACCTCCATAACCGGAAGAGAAATCTTTAAATCTATAAAAGCCTCTACTATCTGTATAGATACACATAGAAGGAACTTTATCACTTGTATTAAAGGCTGATTTGATTTTTAAACTTTGACCACAAAGTCTTTCAGTAAGCTTCAGATAATGTTCAAAGACCCATTCTCTAGGTACATCATTTAAATCAGAAATTATTGTTGCTGTTGAAATCATACTCTAAAGTTTTTAAAAAATTAGGGGGAACCACTACAATTCCCCCTAACTATATTAGTCTAGAGAGAAATCTGTAGATGGCTTTGGTGGAATAGACAAATCATCATCATCTCCAAAATTTGAAACTTCTTTTGTCTCAAGTTTTTTAAGATGTTTAGATTCATCATAACGAATCACTTTTCCTTCTTCTTCTTCACCAAATGCATACTTACCATTTTCTGCTTTTGGTAACCACATGTCATAATTTGTATAGCCGGTTTTACCAACATACTCCTTACCTGCAATACAGAATTCAAGAAACTTATCTTTGATAGGTGCAGTTTTGTTAAATGCATCTACAAAGTCTTCAATAGTATCATGTTTGTTATTCTGAGCTTGCATCCACTCATTAACTCCCATGGTTTTACAAAGATTTTGTAAGAAGATCAAAATAGATCTATCTCTTTGAATCTTGATACCAGTTTTTGTTTCTCCATCTGCAAATGCATATTGACTTGCTTTTACTCTACCAATCTGACCATCAAAATGACCAGCATCGGGATTATCTTTGTCAAGTGCAAAACCTTGGAAACCTTCAATAGGTCTAGTTTCTACATGCAATATCAAATGATATGCACCTGAAATAAACTTGAATTCTTCCAGCTCTACATTGTTAATTTTTAAAACATGATTACCTGGAGCAATTGTTTTTGGCAAACCAGACCCACCGGTGCCTAAATCTTCTGTACTTAAAGCCATACTTTTTTATTTTTAATTGTTAAACGAATACTTTGTCCCATGAGGTTTTTAATTCCCCATCAATCATCTCTGTAATTACTATCTCTTCATTACGTAAATGTTCTGGTCTTGCACCACAAGTAACCTCTTCATTTGTCTTGAACGACAAAATAGTTTTGTTACCCTTTCTGTACATATACCCAATTGCATCTGCATTAGCACAGATTAGAGATTTAATCTTGCCTGTCAAATCAATATTTGCAGACATTACCATCTCACCCTTGTCATCTACTACCTTGTCTTTAATGTGACCAGATAAAATAACAGTGGGAGCTAAGGTATCAATAAAATCTAAAACTTGGAAAAATGCTTGACGGATATATAAATAACCAGCACCATTTGGTAGTGTAACCACAGTATCACCATCAAAGTTCTTACCCATTGGAGTTGCTTTATAAAGTTTGATTGCCAGTGGCATGATCATATCTTCTAAAGCAGTAACTGTATCAACAGTAATAAACTTGTAAGGATTACCTGCAGCTTTGATAGCTTTACCAGTATCAAGAAGCTCCTGAAGACTGTTTACTTTTACTTTGAGAGCTTCAACAAAGTCTGTCCCATTCTCTAAATCTAAAATCAAGTTGTCTTCAAGTCCTGCATATGCAGTTGTTTTACCAGTCTTTGGCTTAGAGTAAATCACAATTCTTTTAGGATTCTGTCTCTCAGCCTTCACTTTTTTAGTTGGAAGTACTATACTCATATTTCACTTTTTGTTTTACTAATCAGATCATTCAACCAGGGTCTTGCACTTACAGGTTTCATTAGCATGATTGCAGCAAGATCTCTGATTGTTATCTCAGACAATGGTGCATCTGCAATTTCTGTATTTGCAAGTTCTAGTTCTACTTCTTTTTTAGGAGCAAACTCCTCTTCAAAATCAGGAAACACACTTAATGATTTTTGTAATTGTGGGATCTCAAGTTTAGCATCCTCTTTTCTTTTTTCATAAAGAGCATAACTAATCTCTTGTCCACTAGACAATACAACTACCATTTCACTGACAGGAATAAGATACTTTCTATCTACTTTACCATCCGGTTCCATAGTTTCAGTAACATCATATTCCTCATGATAGAAAGGATTATACTTAAGTTTAAATAATGTTCTTTCCTCATTCATAGGAATGATATCAGTGTTGGCACCTTTATCATTATAAACATTTTCATAGAACTCAATATAGATGTCCTCTCCTTTTTTCAATTCCCACTCAAAAAACTGAGATTGTCTCCCATACTTACCTTTCTTGAAGAAAGCAGTTTTTAAAGTGAAAAATGGGTCCACAAGACCAATTGCTTTGAAAGTTTCCATATGCTGCATATAGAACTCTCTTTCTTTTTCTTTTCTAAGATTTGTACTATTCATATTATTAATTTACTTGGATTTTCTGTGTAGTTTCCCTAGCAGGAGTTGGTATTTCTACTATTCTCATACTAGTTCTATCAAGCTTAAAGAAACTGATTCTTGTAAGACCATTACGTGACTTCAGGAAGTGGAACACCAATGTGTCCGGATCTTCAATTAGGAACTTTTCAGGACCATATTTCTTTATTCTTCTGATAGAAGGTTTATTAATACCAATAACCACATCAGCATGTTGTAATAGAGCATCAGAACCGTATATATCAGAATCTAATACATAATTACCATAAGTGGCTTCTACTTGCCTCTTAGTATCATCAATGTTTCTATTTAATTGACTTAGGACTACAAATGCTACTGGGTAGTTTTTCTTCATATGGGTCAAGGCTTCACCCAATGCACCTAGCATTTCAAATTTGTCTTTTTGTCCAACATCAGTTTTAAATAGAGCAGAGTGATCTATAGTAACAAGCATGTTAGGATATTTACCATCAGGTTTCTTGTATCTTTCCAATTCATAATGAATTGTAGCACACATTTCATTGACAGTGCAAACATCATAGATAACATTGACTAAATCACTAGAAGCAGTTTGTTTGTAGTACTCTACACACTTCTCAAATAATCTTTTATCTACTAACTTACCATCCTTACTCATTAATGTATTGTAATCAGCACCAGTAATCAGACCAAATTTCCTAATAGAACTGGTCTCATCAACCATTTCCATCTGAAATTTTAATACCCTAAACTCTTGATCAGGATTTCTTTAAATAATGTCAGAAACCACCTGTTCCATAAAAAG